ACACAGAGCAACTTCTTTTCAAACTAAACAAAGATTTACATTTGCTCTTAAGTATATCTGATTGACCTTGACGAATTGAAATAAAAATAGTATAATAAAAATAAAATGGATTGTTGGCACTGTGGTACTGAACTCATTTGGGGTGGAGACCACGACTTAGAAGAAGAGTTTTATGGCGAAGATCATGCATATGACTTCGTGACTAATTTATCTTGTCCAAAGTGTCAAGCCTATGTTGAAGTACATCATCGTAAAGAGGGTAAAGAATGGATTTCTTGAAAGAAATTGTAAAAGAGATTGGTGACGATTTTACCAAAGTAGCACAAGATATAGATGAAACAGAAAGATTCATTGATACAGGAAGTCATATCTTTAATGCAGTTGTTAGCGGTTCCATTTATGGTGGTGTATCTAGTAATAAGATTACTGCCATCGCTGGTGAAAGCTCTACTGGAAAGACTTATTTTTCCTTGGCTGTTGTCAAAAACTTTTTGGATAATAACCCTGATGGTTACTGCCTTTATTTTGACACCGAGGCTGCTGTCAACAAAGGATTACTTGAGTCTCGTGGGGTTGACCTAACACGGTTAGTTGTTGTCAATGTCGTAACAATTGAAGAGTTTCGTGGTAAGGCACTTAAGGCAGTAGATATATACTCTAAGACAGAGGAAGAGAATCGCAAACCTTGTATGTTTGTTTTAGATTCTCTAGGTATGCTTTCCACAGAGAAAGAAATTACGGATGCCCTAAATGATAAACAAGTAAGAGATATGACCAAATCTCAACTTGTTAAAGGAGCATTCAGAATGCTTACATTAAAACTTGGTCAAGCAAACATTCCACTTATTGTTACTAATCACACCTATGACGTTATCGGATCTTACGTCCCAACTAAAGAAATGGGAGGAGGCAGCGGTCTCAAGTATGCTGCATCTACAATCATCTATCTTACCAAGAAGAAAGAAAAAGACGGAAAAGATGTCATTGGAAACATTATCAAGGCAAAGACTCATAAGTCACGTTTAAGTAGAGAAAATAAAGAAGTTGAAGTTCGACTTTATTACGATGAGAGAGGACTTGACAAATACTATGGTCTCTTAGACTTAGGAGAGATAGGTGGTCTTTGGAAAAATGTTGCGGGTAGGTATGAGATAGATGGTAAGAAAGTATATGCTAAAGAAATATATAAGAATCCAGACAAATATTTCACAGATGATATAATGGAAAAGTTAGATAATATTGCAAAAGAAGAATACTCATATGGAACGAATTGAAACTACTATTCTTCGTAATCTAATTTTTGATGAGGAATACTCTCGTAAAGTAATTCCATTTATCGAACCAGATTATTTTGAGAATAAAACTGAAAAAATAATATTCCAAGAGGCAACACAATTTATTGTCAAGTATGATGCTGCGATTACAGTTGAAGCACTGAATATTGAGATTGAAAATCGCACTGACTTAACAGAAACAGAAATAAAGGAAGCAAGAGAAACTACAAAAACATTTGATGATGCACCAATAGATAAACAATGGTTACTTGATTCAACTGAAAAATGGTGTCGTGATCGTGCTATATATTTGGCACTTATGGAGTCGATTGCATTAGCAGATGGACAAGATGACAAAAAAGGAAGGGATGCTATTCCTAGTATTCTGTCTGACGCTTTGGCTGTTTCTTTCGATAATCATATAGGTCACGATTACTTAGAAGATTATGAAGCAAGATATGAATCCTATCATAGGAAAGAAAGTCGGATTCAATTCGACCTTGAACTCTTTAATAAAATTACCAAGGGAGGTCTACCAAATAAAACACTTAACATCGCACTTGCGGGTACTGGTGTAGGTAAGTCTCTGTTTATGTGTCATCACGCTAGTTCTGTCCTTCTAGAAGGTAAAAATGTTTTATACATTACTCTTGAAATGGCAGAAGAAAAGATTGCAGAAAGAATCGATGCAAATTTATTGAATGTTAATATACAAGACATTACTGATTTACCTAAACCTATGTTTGAAAATAAGGTAAATAATATTAGTAAAAAAACTCAAGGAACTCTTATAATTAAAGAGTATCCTACTGCTTCTGCACACTCAGGACATTTTAAAGGTTTACTTAATGAACTTGCATTGAAAAAATCTTTTAGACCTGATATTATATTCATAGATTACTTAAATATATGTGCATCAAGTCGTTACGCAAAAACAGCAAATGTCAATTCTTACTCGTATATTAAAGCCATTGCTGAAGAACTCCGTGGTCTTGCAGTTGAGACTAATGTACCTATCGTCTCCGCTACTCAGACGACTCGTTCTGGTTTCGGTAGTAGTGATGTTGATCTTACTGACACAAGCGAGTCGTTCGGTCTTCCCGCCACTGCTGATCTTATGTTTGCTCTTATTAGTACAGAGGAGCTTGAGGGTCTTGGGCAAATAATGGTTAAACAATTGAAGAATAGATATAATGATCCGACTATCTACAAAAGGTTTGTTGTAGGAGTTGATCGTGCAAAGATGAGATTATATGATTGTGAACAACAGGCACAAGACGATATTCTTGACAATAAAACAGAACAAGAGTATAATGATGAAGAGAAGAAACCATTTAAAAAATCGTTCGCAGAATTTAAATTTTAATGACTAAAAAAATTGACTTTGATAAGTACGCTATATTCGTGGATGGTGTCACATCCGATTCCAGTAAGGATTATCAATGCTTTATTGAGAGTGTTAGTTCCCTTGACGGAAAAGGTGCCAATATTCACAGGCTTCTTACTGCTGCTGTTGGGATTAGTGCTGAAGGTGGTGAGTTTATGGAAATCGTTAAGAAGATGGTTTTCCAAGGTAAGCCTTGGAACGACGACAATCGAGAACATCTTATTATTGAGTTGGGTGACGTTATGTGGTATGTGATGCAAGCGTGTGCTGCACTTGATGTTTCAATCGAAGATGTGGTCGCAGGAAACGTAGAAAAATTAAAGAAAAGATATCCTGGTGGGGACTTTGATGTATACCATTCAGAGAATCGAGCAGCAGACGATAGATAATAAAGAAAATCTTAAGTTTATAATATACTATACCCCCCTATGGACTATGAGTTAGAATTAAAAAATGAACAATTGGAGAATATGATTCATGTTTATGAGGAGCACATCAATGCTCTTGAAAAAGAAAACAAAAGTTTAAAGTTACAAGTTGACTTTTTAAAACAGCAATTAGAATACAAAACTTTTGGTAAACCGTCGAATTTGGAGGAGGAAGAATGAGTGGCGACATAGGATTAGAACAACCGATTATCTTTTATGATGAGGAAATAACAGAAGCAAAAAAGATTGTGTTAGAGCATAAAGGAATTAAGTTAGCGTATCTGGAAATAAATAATAAAAAACAAAAAGTAAGTGGCAACAGAATATAATAATGGTGATATAGCAGAGTTAATTTTAGCTGCGGCTATAGCAGCAAAATTTAAAAAGAGATTATCTACAGCAAAACTTTCTAGAGAACAAATAATATCTATTGGAGATTTACCTAGAGTAACTTCGGGAGAAGTAAAAGAAACTTTAATAACTATAATTTCTAATTCATTTAGTTCACAATTTAATGTTAGAGATAGGGATATAGTTAATAAAAGGATATCAAGAGTTACTGATAATATTTCTGTAGAGGTAAAAATACCTGCAAATAGTGAGAGGTATATGTCAGCACAACCCATTGGTTCAAGATTTTCAAATTTTGAAAATATTTTTAATTCAGCAACAAATTTTGTTAATGCAGATACCGAGATTAAAAGAAAGGTTTTTAATACACAATTTAATCTTAAAAAAGATTTAATAGAGATTGAAGGAATAGGAACTAGAGGTCAGACAGAAACAAAGGTTGATGTTAGAGTTGACATAACAACTGCTGGAGTAAAGATGAGTAGAACAAGTTCTCAAATATCATTGAAATTTAATACTGGTCAATTTGCACAGACAGTTGGATTAGAATTTGAAAAATTTGCTGATATATTTGAGGAATTAGGTATTACAGATTATACCAAAGACAAAGAAGAGTTTGACAAAGCAATTTTTGACACATATCCACAAATACTCGGAAAAAGATTTAGTTCCAGAGAAGAGGTAACTCAATCTAATGAGGTAAGAGCATTGAAAACAGCTGCTAGAAAAATATTTACTGGTAGAATAAAAAGAGAGTTGGATAATAAAATTAATGATATAAACTTTAAGAGCAATCTCGCATCTTTTATTAAGAAGAAGGCAACTTTAAATGAAAGTGGTGTTGAATTAGTT